CAAGAAATAGAACCACCAACATCCAATTCGGCACCAACGTATACATTATCTGCAGCTGCAATTCTTACCGAACCACCAAAGTTTTCATTCGCAGCAATAATAACATCATCATCACCATTAATCCATATTTCACCTGTTGCTCTAAGATTGTATTCACCTTGAACATAAAGGTTATAATCACCAAGAACTTGTTGATTGAAATCACCAGTCACATCTAAGTTACAATCACCCTTAACTGTAATGTTACAATGACCAGTAACTTCTACGTTTTTATTGCCTGCAATAATTTCATAACCATTACCTATAACTTTAACAACATGGTCACCAAGTGCATTATATTCGGTGTATGTTCCAATTCTATGTTGTAGACGAATTCTTTCTTGACCTGGAGTATCATCCATTTCAAATGAATGACCAGATTCTGTTTGTGTCACATGATTATATGGATATTGTGGTGGATTGTCTGCTGTTGCACCTTCAGGTTCAGTCCATAGACCAGGCGCTTCCGTTGGTGGTGAATTAATATCGCTTATGTCTTCCATTTTATACCGTTGAAGTGTTAGGTGCCTGAGTGGCCGATGATGTTAATGATGTAGTAGAATTTGCAATACTGGAAGTTGTAGGTATTGAATTTGAAATAGACACAATTGTTTTAGTTGCAGTATTTGCAGTATCTGAGGTTGTAGTTTGAGTTAATGTTGATTGTGAAGAAGATAATGTTGAAGCACCAGAAACTGAACTTGCAGATTTACCTAAAGCCGTTTGTATTGTTGTTCCTAAAGATTGTACAGATGCAACGGTTTGATTGGCCAATGCAATAGTTGTACTGATTGTTGTTGTTATTTGTTTAGCTTCTTTTAGAACTGCTGATATATCTTTACCTATTGTTGAACCTGGTTCACCACTAAACAACTCATCTAAAAAAACTTTAGATAGTGCTGACATTAATGCAGTCAAACATTCACGCAAATATTTTAAAAATCTTGCTGGCAAAGAAATTATCCAAGCAATAACTTTTTTAACATATGCAATAAATTTTATAACTTTAATTAAAAATTGTTGAATTGGTTTAACATATTGTTTAACATAATTATTAATTTCTTGTACAATTGCTTTAACTTTATTAATAATAGTTGAAATAACACCTGAAGCATCACCTAAACCTAATGCTCTTTTAATTCCACGTATCGCTGTTCTAATTGCTTGAGCAATAGCTTTAAAATATTTTTTAAGTCCAATTCGTCTTGATAAATTAATACCAAAATCACAATGGTGTGCCAAAGAATTGGCCATTCTATCATCCATTGTATCTTTTAATTTACCACGAGCGAGTGCTGGAGTTGTAGGACTCCCTTTTTTTGGTGCGTCACCAGTTGTTAATGGTTTTGGTGGGTTAGCTTCTTTGCCATCAACATCAACTGCAGCTAACTCTGGACTTCCATCTACGGCCATTATTTTGTCTCCAAATTAGAATTAATCATATCACGATAGTGTGCAGCACGTTCTTCGTGATGTTCTTCAACTTCAATTTCATGATGATTCTCAAAATCTTTTAATCGTGCATCATATTCTTCTTGTGTAATTAGTCCTGCTTGCAGGTGTGCGTTCATTACTTCAATTTCGTGTGCAATCAAATGCAATTTATATAACTCATGACTCATTTAAGCCTCCAACGTTTCCGCATTATCTGTGGCATATGGGTCTTGTTGTATTCCAGGTAAAACACCCATCATTACTGGTGCTTGTCCCGAAAGTCCATCAGTAAAGAAACCAACAACCCAATCACCAACTCTTGGTGCAGAAAAAGATTTCGAGTTGTTGACTGGCAATAAAGGCATAGCCCAAGGCAAACTTTCAGTTGGTACTTGTTCTTTATCTTCTGTATGCCAACCAAAAATTCTAACTTGACAACGACCAATACCTAAAGGGTCGATTCTGTTTTCAACCGAACCCATCCACCATACGAAACCATCTTTACCCATAAAATTTTGCATTAGGCCCCCATTGTACCATAATCATACGCAGTTACATCACTATTCGAACTGTTTGTGTCATCCGTTCCGTCAACCAAAGACATTAATTCAGGATTTGAATTATCTGCACCAGTTGCCGGTTCTTGACTACTATCTTTAGCCAATTCTAAAATAGTTTGGTATGCTAAAGAATAAGGTTGAATGATGTGTCGTAATGCAGTAATAAGATATTTACCTGAATATGATTTATCTTCTTCTCTGATTTCGGATCCACCTTCATTTGTTAATTGTGTTGATGGAAAATTAACTTCGACAACTTGACCTGCCATAAGTGCTGAACGACCAGGAACAACAAGTTTTAAAACTGTAAGTCTGGCCAAAGATAGTTGAGCTGTTCGATTAGGTACATATTCTTCGATAAAGATATCTTTACTTGCCGATTCTGTTTCAGAAATATATGCATCACCTGATTGATTTGAATTTCCAGTTACCAATTTAGTCACACCATCATAACTATTATATAGAGTTTTACCATAACGATTTTTTATTCCATTAATCGTAGGGTTATCATTTAGTGATGTGGTTTCATTATCGGCCTGATATTTGTTATAGTTAAAAACTGTAACTGTCTTTTTTCTTTGTAATGGATCCAATGATATTAGTTTATTTGAAAAAGTTCCACTATTAACATTTTCCATTGTATCAAAAGCTTTTGGATATTCAAAGTTTATAATAGTTTTTGTTTTTTCATCAAATGAAGTATCATTTAAGTTTTTCTGTTGATATAAAAATGATGCAAAAGTTGGTTGTTTGAACAAAGATTGTAAAGAACGGAAATTAAATCCGTCTTTAGTTTCAAAAAATAACATATCAGCACCTTTACCAACACTTGGTCGTGCATAACATGAAACCCAACTTACTGCTTCAAATGGTTTTAAACGATTTACTACAAAATCATACATTCCTATGGTATCTTCGACTATATTAACTCTACCCGTAGGAATTTCCATTTGGTTCACCAGTATGTCATAGACAATTTCTGTTATCAATGAACCAGAATAAGATTTAGTTATTTTTGTTTGTTCTGAAAGTAACAACTCATCTGAACAAAAATAAAGAGTGTAATATTCAGTCATCATATTACCTGATGGTGTTCTATCACCCAACTTATACAATTTGTATGTTTTGGAATGCATATCTGGATCATCAGCTGTTTTGCCAAATTTGATTGATATGTATTCATTTCCTGTCAAATTTAATCCATTGACCACACCAATCGCATCTTCAATTTTTAAATAACCAGAAACGGCAAAACTAAAAATGTCTTCATATATTGATAGTTCAAGCATTAATTTTGACAAATCAAGTGAACTACCATTTGTAGAGATAAGTTTAACTTCCTCTAAGTAATAGTCTTGTGGGTTAAAAATACCAGTTGTATCAAATGTCATTTTTTATTTTTAAATAATTTTACAAGTTCAGTTTCAACTTGAGTTACATAATTTGAATTTAATATGTTAATGCTTCGTTTAGCTTCATTTTTTTCAAATTCCATTTGATAAATTGAAACAGGTCTTTTTGTAACTTCAACTGTGCATCCAACACCATTTATTGTGTAATTTGTAGTTGAAGGTGTTAAATCTTGATAATCACTAAAAGATATTGTAATTATCTCTGGTGTACTAATATCAGTTTCACCATCTGTTGTTGTTATAGTTTTTTCGTAATGGTCTATTGTGGCATATGTATCTATATTTGGATACTTCTGACTCAAATAGTCATTAAATACATTACTTTTAAGTGGCCAATCCCATTGCGGATTTAAAATTTGATTTGCAAATAGTACCAACCAATAACGATATACATTGCCATAATATTTGTAGGCAATAATTTCTGGTGTGTCATCATCTTGTATGTCATATCGATAAAAAACAGCTGGGTCGGAAAGAAGACTTGGAATAACACTAGACCTTGCCATCAAATTTGTTCTTACAGTAGAAATATTATTCTCTGTAATTATAATTTTTGGAAGTGTTTCGAAATATTTCATTAATAACC